ACAGAAACAATAAAGAGACTTAACGGTCTCCTGAAAGATATCGTAGGCCCTAGTGCTAAGGTGGATTTCTACGAGTCTATTAATATGATTTCTGCAGACTCCAATATGACTCCTCTTCGTGGGGCTCAATGGAGTAATGTAATTGCGATAGCTTTGGGCACAAATACTAATCTTGGTACCTCCTCCCGCGAGACGGCCCTACACGAAGCTTTCCACTTTATTTACGGGAATGTTCTGTCTACTGCGGATCAAAATAGAATTGAGAATTCTAGAGAAGCTTTAAAGAGTTATATCGCTAAGAATGCAAATCTAGTTCCATATGATCTAGACATGTTTGATTCGGAAGAATTGGGCGCTACTGCATTTGGTATCTGGGCGGATAAAAATGAAGCCGCTAAAGAAATGCACACAGCGGGTAGAGTCTTTAAAAAGATTAAAGATATTCTTACCGCTATTAAAAATGCTTTACGTAAAGACAATATTAAAACTTATGAAGATCTTTTTGAAGATATCGTGCAAGGTAAATTTGCCCGAGATCAAGTAAATGATATTCTTAATAACGAAAGACTTGTAAGAGCTCAAGAAGTTGTTAAGAATGCGCATCGTAAAGCTTCTGATAAACTTATATCCTCCCAGTCGTTTATTTCTCCTACCCGCGTTAAACAAATGCTGGGGAAAATACCTGATTCCGCAGGAATGGAATACACCCGTTGGAATGAATTCGTAGCAAAGAAGTTTAATACCTCTCCGGGTCTTGCGGCTAAGGATCCAGTATGGAGTGTGGTATTTAACATACTTCACTCTAAAGATAAAAACATGTCTATCTATGACGCCCACTTCTCTAATTCTATGCGTGATCTATACGATAACCGCCAGAGATTAGTTAATGCTTCTGGGGTTATGGATCACCTATCTGATACTAATCAATCAGTTAAAACAGATGATAAAGGTCGAGTATACTATAGAAAAGGTAAGGATGTTATTACCTTAAATCCCGCAGTATCAGCAGATGTACTCACACTGCATAATGGCTTTCAAGATATGCTGAAGTTGTGGAGAGATAACGCCTTAACCAAACTGAAAGAGGTTGAAGGATACGATACTGTTGATTCCGCTATTAAAGACCAGCAGGATATTGTTTCTAAGTCTAGAAATCCGAATAACAAGCTTCTGTCTGCAGCTCAATTAGCTTCAGCTAAACAGCGTCTGCAGCAACTTAAAGACCTTAAAGATACATTGGATACTGTAGAAAATCGTCTAGTATCTAATAAAGCATACTTCCCTAGAATTGCTAATGGTAAGTACGGGGTTACTATTCGTCTTGGGGATAAACCAGATGAGCCGCTTCGTCAAGGATTTGCTATCGTTGGTACAGACTTTAATGGCCGCCCAAGCAAAACAGAATTGGACGCAGTTGCTAAGAGATGGAAAGAGGAGCTCGGCTACAGCAGCGATCAGTATGTTATCTCCAAACCGTTCGAGCTTAATAGAGCAAAGCTTCGCAGATCTTTAGGCAGCGATTCTAACCTCAATCTAGATATCTTGGCTTCTCTACTCATCTCTTCAAATCCGGCTCTTGCGGATGAGATCTCTGAATCCGTTACTGGTCTTAAATCCGACATCTCTAAAACATACATTAATCCTAGATTCTTAGAGCAGAATGATTTATTACTTTACTCTAAAGATTACGCCTCGGTAGTTCCCTCATACTTCTCTGCGGGTGTCCGTAGCGTTAATAACTATAGATACTCTGATTCTATGGCTACTATTAAAGGTATGTTGGATGATGGATTCTTGCATACTCCAGATGGTAAGATTGATTTAACAGAAGAACAGCAAAAGCTGTATTCTGATCTATTTGAATATGTTTCTAAATCCTCCACCGATATGGCTGGATGGAGAATGTTCAACTTTATGTTTGCTCTCGGCGGTAACATTTCTACTGGGGTTCTGCAGCTAGTTACTCTGCCTACTTTTGTTGCTGGTATTATGAATACGTATAGCGGCAACCCACTCTCCAATAACGCTCGCATTGCTAAAAACTTTTCTAAAGCGACTTCTATGCTTACGGATTCTAAATTCAACATTGATAAGTTTGGTAATTTAGACTTCCTAGAGAAACATCTCAAGGATAAGGAAGTGGCTAAAGCTGTTAAACAAGCTTACGATAGGGGGGAGTTCCGTCCTGCTCGATCTGAAGATATGATGGGGGATGCTAGCTTCAGTTCTGGCCGTCCAGGTTCAAGCGGCTATTTAAACTTTGTTAAGGGTGCAAGTAAGAAAGTGCTCGGCTTCCCAGTTCAGACGGGTGAGGAGATTTCGCGTATCGCGTCCTTTATATCCCTATATGAAACACTACGGGATCCTACTGCACTTCGGAACTTTGAAAAGAATTACGTAGATGGCAATCATCGCTATGAAACGTATAAGGATATCAATTCTGATATAGATCCAGCGGTTTATGCTGCTCTATTTGCTATTGACGATACTCATGGTATGTTTGGGAAATTGGGGAGAGGAAAGAACCAACAGGGCGTATTTGGGGCTTTGTTATTCCCCTTTATGCAGCACCCTCTTATGATGATGGGCTTGATGAATCGCCTCATTCGCGGTAATGCAGTAAATAAACAGGCTGCAGCTTACATTATGCTATCTACCATTCTTCTTGCTGGTTTGTATGGTATCCCTGGTTGGGAACTGTGGAAAGAAACCTTTGAAATGCTCTATAAGCAAACTACAGGTATAGATATGGATCTACACCATGAATTTAAAGAAGCTATGGCCGCTGGGGGTACCTTCTCTCCCGCTATGGCAGAAGGCCTCACAGAAGGGGTTCTGAAGCCTTTGGGGATAGACATTTCGAGACGTATTGGTATGCCTATCTTTTTCCAAGATGCTTTATTGCCGCTAATGCAGGGGCGTGGTGGCGCTGACCAATTCGCAGGGGTTGCAGGGTCCCAAGTTCGCAATATCATGACAAATTATGATAAAATGGCTTCGGGGGAAATGAATCCTGCAGAAGCTATATTTGAAACAATCTCTCCTACGGCCTTCCGCAACCTCTATAAAGCCGCAGCAGTATGGCCACAAGATGGTGTAAGAACTGCTAAGGGTAATCAGGTTATGACCGCAGATGAGATATCTCCTCAAATGCAACTAAGTAAAGCTTTGGGATTCCAACCGTCTCAACTTTCTAGAGAGTACGAGAAACGTAATGTAGAGAGACTGCAGGGTACGGGCTGGAGAATGGGATATGATCGTCGTATTGGAAATCTAGCTAGAGATATTTACGAACGAAATCAGAAGGAAGCTGCTGGAGAAGATACTTCAACACTCGAAAAGAACATTACAAAGCAGTATAAAGAGCTATATGCTTTTGCTGCAAAGGTGGGGAAGGTAACAGATAAAGATTTTACTTCTTCGGTTAGGACCGCGCTAAATAAACGTCTTGCTAATGCGTACTATCCAGATGTACCAAATAGAGAACAAGAGACTGTAGACTACGGCGTATTAGATTTGTTATATGAACGGGATTAAGAGTGGAGAGTATTATGACTTTAGAAGAAATTATTCAGGTAGTTTTCAGTGAATATGGTTTATTGGTATCCATTCTTTTGTCTATGAACATTGTTCAATACCGTCGAAATGTAGTGCTAGAGGATAAGCTTCAAGTACTGATCGAGAACAATACCACAATCCTAACCCAGCTTCTTGAGAGATTAAAAGAGCATGATTAACATACCCAAAAAGAAACCTAAATGCGATATTAATGAAGGTATTGATACCTGCTTAAAACTGCAACAGGCGGTACTTGAGGAACTCCAGATAAACGGAGTTAAGTTAGTTCGTGAGTTAAAAGAAATTATTGACAAATCCCCAAAACTATAGTATAGTAAATATATAGTCCTTTTTTAGGGAATACCTATTGGTAATTTGGCTAGCAGTTATAACTATAGTCACTACAGTTCAAGGAGAACCACTGGAGTTCTCTTATCCCCTATCTTCCCCCTTTCAAACAAGTAGAGAATGCTCCGAAGCAGCTACAAAGGAACTCCAAGAGTTTCTTGAGGCAGCCTATGAGAATAACCTAAGTGTATCCTACGAAGCCTCTTGTATAAGTTTTACTAACCAAGGAATCCTATGAGTAAAGATAAAGTTATTAAACCAAAGAATAAAGCCCAACAGAATCTTCTTAATTCGTTTAAGGCTAAGGTGGTTACTGTAGCTGTGGGGTCGGCGGGTACTGGAAAGAGCTTCTTAGCTGCTACTAGCGCTGCTCAGGCTCTTATGGATAAGGAGGTTAGAAAGGTAATTATTACCCGTCCAAACGTTCCTATCTCTACCTCTCTGGGATTTTTCCCAGGTACTCTAGAGGAAAAGATGGCCCCGTGGGCTATCCCAATTATGGGCAACATTCAAGACTATTTAGGTAAGGGGGTGGTTGAATCTCAAGTACGTAATGGAAACATTGAAATAGTTCCGTTTGAGACTATTAGAGGGCGGAGCTTTGATAATACATTTGTTATCTTAGATGAGGCTCAGAACACCACTCTTGAGGAGATGAAGGCTTTTGTTACTCGCCTTGGGGAGCATACTACTTGTGTCATTACAGGAGATCTAACCCAATCGGATATTGGTAAAAAGAATGGATTAGAACACCTGCTTAAGTTAGTTGGCAAAGATAAAGCCCTACAAAAATATGTAGGGATTATCGAATTTAATTCATCAGATATTGTCCGATCCGGTATATGCCAACTCTTTGTCGAAGCTTTTGAAGCTGAGAGCTCGAAATAGGAATCATATAAAGGAGAGAGGCTATAAGGTCCCTCTCCTTTTGTTTCCCGTTAAATTCTTCAATTAGATAATCTTTCGTTATTTTCATATATATTCCTTCCTGTTTCTGGGGTTAAGATATCTCTTCCCTGATATTCTCGTAGGGGCTTATCTAAGTCTTCTGCGGGGATCTGCCCCCACATACTAACTCCTTTAGACACGTATACGATCCTCCCCTCTCTAATCTCGGGAGTACTTCCGCAACCCATCAAGGATACGCTCATCAGACTTGCTAGCAATAGTGCCTGTAATCTTATCATTATTCTCTACCTTAACTAAAGCCTTATTAGCTACATCTAACTTAACTGAATCCTGCCCAAGGGTGAATGCAACATAAAGGGCCAGCACAAGTGCCAGCCCTTTCGCTACTGTAAATATAGCAGCTATGTTCATTATTCAACCCCGAGTTCTGTTTTAACTTTGGTAAGAACGGCGTCTTTAACTACGCCTTTATCTACCAAGGCCTGTACTACAGCCACAATAGCCTTGTTATCAAGATCAGTTTTGGAGGATTTAATCCAAGCCAGAACCTTATCAAAAGCCAAGGTAAACATTACAACTGCAGCACCACCGAAGGCACCAAATACCGCGTCCCAATTTACGCTTGTCAAAATAAAATCAATCACTAGTGCATTTCCTTTTCATATTTATACTGGTTTAAATTTCTAATATTAACTTCTTTAGTTTCTTCAGAGGTGAAGGACTCAACCAACTTAAGAAGAAGTTCTCTACTACCCTTTAATTTTAGCACATTTAGACAGGAAGTACAAGTGTTTTCATTGGCCATTCCTGTAACTTCTACCATAAGTACCTTTTGTAGGGTTTTAACTGCAGTAAATGCCTCCCCACGCATCTGGGCTACAGCGAAAATTATCCCCCTAACTTGAGGGGGAAGAGGGAGAACTTGGTTGTAGAGGGAATCTACATCAAAGGGTAATTCAAGTTGTGTCATTCTAACTCCAATAATACTTTAGCAAAATCGTTAACACGTACTGGAGTTTGGGCATACCACCGAGAATCTTTAATTTCATCGGCAGCAGCTTTAAAATTTCCTCGGGTCATTAGGGTCCAAGTATTTTTAAATGTCTTATTCCAAGCAGTTCCTAATTGAAAATTAACATAGGTTAGGGCTTTGATGATAGTGTCTTCTTCAGAAGGCTTAACGGGAAGCATAAGAGTTTGAGTTCTTGCTGCGTTTAAAGCTTTCTGCATATCCACCATAAGAAAAGTATCTACCGCAAACATAGAGATTTCATCTCCCAGTTTTAGATTATCTTCTGGTAGAACTAAGTGGCCAACACCTACGGTCAATTTGCCAAGAGAGTCTTTATATACTTGAGTACGAACACCTTCTCTTAGCTTTAAGTGCTCTATAATTTCTTTCTCTAACTTATTCGTATTCGTCTGAATCCCAGAGCTCGAAGCCTTCGGGAGTAAAAGTGATAATAGCTTGGTAAGGATATCCGATATCATTTGCTGGCTCCTCTATGCCGTATATTTCTTCTAATTCATGCAGTAAGAACATAATCTCTTCTTCTGTCATTTTGTCAAAGACGTCTAGTATTTCAACCCCAACGAGATCTTCTACTTCTTTTCTTTCTTTGAAGTCAAGAAAACTAACTACGTTATTAGACTCGTTTTCCATTGCGGGTCTTGCCTCTGTTCTTACTCTTAGATACTACTTTAAGATTACTTTTAGAATTATTTCTTGGATTAGAGTCTGAATGGTCAATATCTTTGCCATCCCCCTTACTAACTTTTCCGTCCTTCTCGGCTTCTCTGCGGGCGCTATTTCTGGAGGCCCTATCTTTTTTAGCTGAGTCAGAGGACTGAAACTTGGCATAATCACTTTTGTAATCTCTGCCAGTGCTCTTATTGTATGGTTTTCTTTTTTTAGCCATTTTGTATAATCCTATATATGGTGTAGGTAGGGGGAATCGAACCCCCGTCCGGCACATTTCTGCCCGTCTATCCCATCTTACCCACGTCTATATCTATTATACCATACCTTCTTTTCTAAGCAAAGTATGATATTTTGCCATATAATTAGCTACAAAATCTTTATAGTTTCTCAAACTCATATTTGACACATCTAGTCTAGTATAGTGGCATCCATAGGAGGCTACTACATCTGCCACTTCTATATCTATCTGCTTTCTGAGGTTTTCTAAGAACCCCAGGTCTACTGTCTCAAATCCGCGTCCCCTTTCCCTAATTCTCTCTAGTTCTACTTCTGGTTTACACCACATATCAATTATATATTCCGGGGGTTTTAGATCCTTTTCAGCTCTCTGGAAGAGGGCTTTGGTTAGGGCTCTGGTTTCCTCATCCGCGGACATAAGGGCGTTAAAGGCTCGATTAGTGGCTGTTGCCTGATCGTATACGTACAAGGCCTTAGGGTCCTCATGAGGCATAGTAACATACTTATTAATAGCAAAGGAGAGCTGGGCCGGAAAACCATATAACCCCGGATTGGAATATGATTCCTCTAGAAACTTAATTTGTGATAGATCTTCGAAGACGGGAATTGCTCCGTATTCTGCAAACATCTCACACATACTGGTCTTACCAACCCCGAGACCCCCAACCAATTCAATTCTCATAGATGTCTCTCCAATGCTTTTTTAACAATATCTGGGATTAGGTAGGGGTTATGCTTACCAGGCTTCATACTTCCGTAGTCTACATATTCGTCATCGGAGTCTTGAGCCCAGGCATAGATAACAAACCCGTCTATCTTTAGTTCCGAAAATGCTTCAATAACTGACATAGCGTCTTTATAGAAGATTTCCTTATCCTCGGGTAGACGAGTAGAGGGGAGGGCATATAGCCTCCCCTTCTTCGCTACAGGCTTTTTAGGTTTCTTTCCCGTCATTGTGATACCACCTTAACTGCTGTTGACTGTTTCAGTAGATTAACTTTACTAGAGAACCAACCCTTACATTCTTTACATTTGTACTGCTGGAACTTACCTGTAGAAGTATAGCGATGCCCCTGAGGGGAGAAATGTTTACTACCGCATTTTGGGCAGACCATATCTTCTGTTGCTGACGAAAGGTTTATTGGGGCGGTGTCATAAGGACGAAGGGCTAAATACACCTTCTCTGTAATAACAACGTCCTGTTTATTATACTTAACCATAGTTTGAAGAGCTTTTACATCACCCCGCAGAGTATCAAGCCACAACCCCTTTGGGGTCTCCATCTTAGCTCCAAGACCAAGATAATTAGCAATATAATCTAGACGGTTAGAGGTGAAGTTAAACTCTCTTTTAGCTACTCTGTACGTGTCCGCTACGCGCTTCTTCGGGATAGGATCTAAGCCGTGCTTAATAAAACGAGTATTGAGCTTCTTCCAGTCAAACTTGATAACGTTGTGGCCTACAATAATATCCGCTTCACTAAGGACTTTGTGGATTGTCTTAATTACGTGGGTGTCATCTGTAGGATTCTTATTAAAGCGTTTCTCATCATCCAGTACGGATACCACATCTACCTTCTTCTCACCCAGCCATTTCCACGCTACAGAGATCACAAACCAATCCTGTATAATAGCTTTGTGGTCGCCGTTCTTTTCCCCCCACAAATCAAATGTAGGAATAATAATGGGTGAAGTTTCAATATCAAAAATCAGTGTTTTCAGTTTATCAGTCAAGATAGGCTTCTCCTTTAAGGAACTCTGTCCAAGCGTCGTAATCAAAGTCTTCATCAATTGTTATAATGGCCGCTAGATTGCCGGAGTATTCATATACATCCTGCTGTAGTTGAGGGGAAGAACACGCAATTTTATCTGCCGCGTCTAGTAAAAATTCTCCGGTAGAATCAAATACATACTCATCAGTAACAAGTACTGCGGTTTCTGTAGTAGTTTCTGGATCAAAGTTTGACGCATCTAAATATACATTGAGATCCGCCTCTTCATCCGCAAGGTTAGAAACTTCTGCAGATACGATATCATCATCAATATCTACCAAAGACTCACATAAAATAATAAGCTCTGCCAGTTGATAAGAATCTTCTGAGGTTACAAAATTTATTTTCATTATGAGTATTTCTCCTCTAAATCCACTACATTCATAAACAACTCGTGGAGATTGCTTCGGACATAAAAATCCCCCGTACTGGGGTTTCTATATACTTGAGTTTTAATCTTTGTCCAGAAATCCTGGGGATAGGCAGGATTACCTTTATAAAAATCTATAATCTTTTCGCATAAAATCATAGATAAGTCCCTAGATCTCATGTAATTAGGTGGAGAGTAATTCGTCATACTTCGGCTCCTCTTTAAGTTTTTCCAAAAGTCTTTGCAGATATAGGGTAAGATCCATAGCCTCTTCTAAGGCATTAGTAATCCAAAACTCTACATTTGAAGGGTTGTCTCTCATGGAGGTCCCGTAGTGCTTCATTCCAAACTGGGAACGGGTCTCATATCTACGTAAAACATTTACTACTGTTGGGTCTTCTAATACGAACTCGTGTCTATCTTTATTTACTTCTTCTAACATTTCCTCAAGTTCATCTCTAGTAATAATACTATTAAATACTTGCAAATTCTCTATCCTCTTCTTGAATTTTATATAATACCTTGTTAGCAACTGCGGTTACAATCTGGGGGTTTAGTCCAGCTAAATCACAGCAATCACAAAATTCAGCATAATTATCTACTCTAACTTCTTCTCCGGTATCCTCATCAAAGTAGCAGTCAATATCTCCCGGTTTTGAATTAAACCATTCAAAGGCCTTAACTGCCTCTTCTTTGTCTGATCCTACTAGAGCTAATAGCATCTCATCTAGAACCCTTCGCCAAAGTTTAATATATTCTAGAGAGTGGCCATCTACGCCAAAGCCCTCCGTGTCTAGACGGGTGAATAGGCCTTTTCGTATCAGCATTGTTTTTACCCTCACGTATATATGTCTCTCAGTTGTTTTTTAAGAATTTCTACTTGATGCTTCAATGAGACTAGATCAACTTCAATGTCCGCTACGGTCTTTTTTATATCAGCTAGCTCCGACAATTTAATTAATCCATATCCAAATATCTTAATCATTTTTCAACCCACTCCTTTGGGGGTTCTTGCCCTACAAAGAAATCAAAGCCGTTATCAACACACCAGTCAGAGTATCTATATTTTCCCCCATCTCTACCTTTTTTACCTTTATGATAGATCGCATCGTAAGGAAATACAAACTTTATAACTACATCTGGATTTGATTCTCTAACTAGAAGCATCTTCTTTGCATCTCTTCCGGTTAGTCGGCCTTTAGTTTCAATAACTACTATATCACGAATATCAGATCCCGTCAAGGATTTTTTATTAGTAATAACAAAATCTGGTATATAATTTCTATTAATCGCAGGGATAATGTATTTTAACTTGCACGGTTCATATAGAAACTTAACCCCAAGATTTTTTAGGTAGTTAGAGAAGTTTTTCTCTAGGAGGGATCGAAACCCCTCATAGAGAGATGCTTTAGCTCGGTAAGGTCTACTCACGGGTAATCTCCACGTCTATATTAATAATGTTTAAAGAGGAGTATGTTTTTCTGATTAGAGCCTCCACACGAGATTTGGTTAGCAATTCTGGATAATCCAGCATAAACTCCAGGTGACGAGATTTCCACTCTTCATTAGAATACTCATAATCAAACTCTACAAATACGTGGTGGAGAGCCATATTAGTATGCCTTTCCGTGTTTAAACGGGCGAGAAGCGTTGTATTCAAGTTTAGCTTCTACAATTTCACCGATTGGGATGTTATACCCTCCGCACATATCCAGGATACGAATGAGAGCATCTGCCAATTCGACATGCAATCCCTTGTATTCTGGAAGATAAGTATCCATCAAATCCTTACGATCTGCTTCTAGGGCTTCAGATACTTCTGAAACAATCAACATAAGCTTCTGAGCGGTGTATGCTTTATTAATCGCTAAACTATTTTCTTTAGCCGCGGTAATAGTGTCTTCCCAAAAGCCCTTTTCTACATTAGCAGAGAATACGCTCTCGGCCATTTGATCTAGAACGTGAGGCGTTTTATATGCCCATTTAATTTTAAAATCACACTCATTCATTGTTTAATTTCTCCTGCCATTTGTTTGAGTAATTGCGTGGTTTGTTTTGATGTTCGTTGGGCTTCAATCAATAGCTTTTTAGCTTCTGTATAAATATCAACTGTCTGTATAGCAGATTTACGCTCACTAATATATCTAATAGCCTCATCTATAGTTCTAATAGATACTGGATTACTAATCTGTTTTTTCTTAAAGGGCCACATTATTTAATTTCCTCTACTTTAGGTTTATCTACTACTTTAGTAAGATACTGAATTCCGTTACTATACTTAAACTTCCTAAGTCCTTTTCCTTCATTAGCATCTTTAAAGCATATTTCTTTAAAGGGGCAGAAAGAACAGTTCTTATTAATCACCATATTCCCGCTTTTACCAAACTCCTCTTCTGGGAAGCATAGTTCAGACGGGGGTTCTGGGGCGGCTAGTACTTCTTTCTGTTCTCTTAGCTTCTTTTCTGAATCCACTAAATGATTCTTATCTACGGGAGTAAGGACCATATCGGAATTAGATTTGTTATAGGCCCAGAAGTATGAAGTATCTTTAGTTTTAATTCCTTCATTTTCTAGGGCTTTTTTATACGAAGATAGCTGGGCTACATATCCAAAAGGATCTTTCCCCCAAACTATATCTCCCGTCTCAAATTTAGCGTAAGAGAACTGGGAGGCGGTTTTAATATCTACAGTATGCCCATCAATTACGCTATCTAAGTGCCCGGGAATACCTTCAAGCATAACTTTTTTTTGTTCGTGCTCTACTGTATGCCCCGCTGTTTTAGCTAATAGCAAAAGGGCCGCTTCAGTAATATGCCCGGTAAGAAACCGCATAAGGTTAGGTCCAACTACTGAAGGATCTACTTCACTAGTCTTTTCAAACTTCAAGTTATGCTCAAACCAAACTTTACGTAAGCCCGTACCAGTTTTAGATAATCTTAGTTCTGCTCTCGGCTCTAAGTTATTTTCAACTCCTACGGCTTCAGTAACTGCATGAACTACCGCATCTACAAAAACTTTTAGATCTTCTTCCTTAATCTTCCCCCCGCCATTAGCTAAAAGGGAATAGATATCCGGGATTAGAGTATCAATCTGTTTTGTCATTATCTTCTTTCTAAAAGTGTGGGGTGGCTTCCATAACCACCCCACTTAGTTTATTCTGCAATTTAGAAAGGAGTTACGCGACTGACTTAAAAGGAACGTATTCATGCACCTTTACATTTTCCAACTGCCACGAGTTACCTGCTGGATAGGAGTAACCAGCGTCATTAGTCCCTGCGGCGTAAGGAAACTTCTTAAAGCGGAGAGTAATCTTAGCGCCATGAGAAATCAAATCCTCAATTACAGCTCCGTTATCCGCTCTTGTTGTTGGGACAAACTTCCGTGGGTATTTGCCACCCTCAATAAACTTGGCAGTGATAGTGACGGCTGTTACACCAGTCTCTGTCTTAAGTTCCCCGCCCATTTTATATGTCAGTTTATCCTTAATCTTCAAGCCGTATTTCATTTCCAGTTCTTCCAGCTTACGGATTTCATCTGGATCAGTCAGTTTCAGATCTACTTGAAACTTACCAAATTGGTTTGGCTTACGGGTCATAATGTTATACCCGGTACCAGTCAGTTCAAAAAATTCTGTGCTCATTGTATTTCCTTCATCATTAGCGTGTATCTCTATATTAACTATAACCTGGATTTCAATCTATGTCAACAACTATTTTTATCCTTTCTTAAATCTTTTAATAATTTCCCCTTTAGCAGCTAGGGGGAGTCCCATACACCAAGCCCTTCGTTTCTGCATGATCTCATCATACAAAGTAACGTTAAGTTTATTATCGTTACAAGGCACTTGAGACACTACCTGATCGTGTATGTGCATAACAATGTCAAATCCATTGTCATCTAGATCAAGCATAGCTTCGCATAAGACCATACGAGCCAAGTGCTGCACTACGTTTTCAGTTAACTTCCCACCGTAAGTTGATTGACGTTCAATTTTACGAGTGACAGAGTTAACACCTGTGAACGTAATGGTTGGCTTTACAGTCCCCCACATAGTCTCTTGGTCTTCTACACGAGGTTGGTAATAGTATAAAGTGCTCCCTGCAACAGTACGCATCTCAAGGAAATCATCTTTAACTACAAAGGAGACGAAGGAATTGACTTCGATCTCCCTACCAGTGAGGATTGCTTTTTTAGCCGCCGTTTCCATAGCTGACCAAAGTTTTACAATAAGAGGGTTTGCTGCTCTCCAAAGATCAACAAGTTCTTTAGCCACCTTATCTTCTACAGTAACTCCATAGACTTTAGCCATATTCTGGAATGCTCCGATTGAGCCCTGATACCCACAATTATGCACTATAATATGCCCAGAATCCGTCTTAATAGTGAATCTATTTCTAGGCCCCGAGTTCATAATGTCGTAAACGGGACTCAAGTTCTTCGATCCTTTTTTGCATTTCTCGAACTGTTCTTCTATTATTGATATTGGCTTTTTTGGTAATAAATCTGAGGTTTCCAGGTTCATAGTTCCCATTAACATCGATTCGGTCAAGTTCAAGATCGGGGTTATCCCAACTAAGTACGGTAAGTTCTCCGAACCTATCTCCAGCACTTGGTAAAGGGTATTTTCTTTCGATCCTACCATCTTTGCCGATAGCCATCCCTTTGGGCCCAATACTTGGTGATCCGGAGTCATTCTCACCCCGTCCAAATTCATCACCTTTCTTACTCCCTTGTAAATCACTCCCGAATTCGACACCCATTCTATACCATCCCATAAAAGATCTGTTTCTGTTACATTCATTATGTCCTTATATCCTGAATTTGTCAACACTTGGGTTTGTGGGGCAAAACAAGCCAACTCCATAACCTTACCAATCTGCCTTTGTGCATCGCTTACTTTATCAACTTCCGTATTAAACGCCTTTGAGTATGAAAGGTTATAAAGATCGTGACCGATACCGTTATCAAAGTCTTCAAAAGCTTTGATCTTCCACTCTTCCCCAGCAATCCAAGCTAGTACTCGCCCTTCAATGTTGGAAAAGTCAGAATCTAAGAAATCGTGACCTTCTTGAGCAGCAGCTACTCCACGAATAGATGAGGATAGCAAGTCCATCACATCCCCATGAAGTCTCAACTGTCTATAGGATCCGGACTTAATAGCTTGATATACCTCTTCCGATACTTTTAAAGCCCCTCTAGGTAAGTTCTGGAATTGAATGCCTCTACCGCTCCATCGCAAAGTTGAGGCCCCAGAATACATAAATTGATCTTTAGCTGTACCATCTGAGCATAGGAAGTTTAGCATTGCATAATATTTGGCAGTAGAAGTTTGTCCAAGAGCTTGACGAACCTCAAGAACTCTTCTTACTTTCGGAGAGATATCTGTTCGATCAAGCACAGCTTCGACGGTTGCCTTCTGTACGTTATCTACTAAAACTTTATTCTCTTCTAGCCATAGCTGCAATGCTGCTACCTGACGGGTGTTTGTTAGACGCCCATCAGTTAATTTACCCATTTCATCTTCGAGAACTTTAGTATACGTCTCGATGATTTTGATAGCCCCTTTAATAACTTCTACATCTAGAGGCACTCCTCTTTTATTAATTTTTTGATCTAGAAGCCACACTCTCCGTTCAAAAGAGTTTAAAGTACCAAGTCGCTTAGATACTTCTCTTTCTGCCCGTACGTCATCTAGGCAGTAAGAATAGAGGGTGGATAATTTTAGGGGATCTGAGTTAAATTTCCCATCTTGTCCGGGTCTTGATAACTGCATCATTACCAGTTTACCGTCATGATTCTTCTGGATTGGTAGAGCGAGAGTCTCCCCCACCTTGTCCAAAGCCCTTGGCAAGGCTCGAGTGGCTGCCAATGCTGCGGAACAACTCCATGAAGTATCTTCAAGTCTAGGAAATCCATATTTAGGGACACATACATTCTCCCACATACTCTTTTCGAAGAATGCGTTGTGTGCCTCAAATTCTAATCCACTAACAGTATTAATAAGAGTTAGAAAGTCGGGTTTAGATTTAATTCTATACCTAGCCCAGATAGGAAGTACGAGATCCCCGTCCCATCCCCAGCCCTTATTAACCTTTTTAGCTTCTAGAATATTATAATGTTTACCCCATTCAAAAGGGGTTTTAGTTTCGTACTCCTCTTGCATTTTCTTAGTAACTTTTTTAGCCTTACCTTTAACTCTAGAGAAGTGCCCCATAAGACCCTTATGTTTGGCTCTAACGTTAAAGATATATCTTACTGCGTGTTTAGGTGGAATCCACATCTTAGCTGGCTTATCATCGATAGCGTAAGCTAAACACATAACATCTGTAGAAGAGTGCTGTGAATATTTCCACGCCCCTTCTGTTGTGATGTCGCATTCAGATTTAGTTTCAAAGTCCATATGAATGCGCATCACGTCTTTATCCTTTCCAAGCCATTACAAACTCTAGAGAAATATCCAAGCTCAGTTTTTAATCGTTCATAATCATTAAAATCCCTCGATCCGGCTATAATAACTTTCATACATTACTCCTCAATATTTGGTTATGTCATCTTTATCTCTAAAAGATTTAAACTGTGGGAACCTAGGAGAATCTTTAGCACCTCCTGGCATATGCTTATAAGTTATTATCTTACCTATAAGAGATTCTTTATCTTCCCACATAGCCTTTAGCTTATCGTCAGTGAGGACTCCCGGACCACAATTAAATAGTTCTCCACCATAAATATCCTGTACCTTAAATCCGCCTAAAGTACCACTTGGAATCTTCCCCTCTTTGCGAGAACTACGTTTAGTGAGGCCTAACTCATTTATTTCTGCTGGATTAGTATTCCTGGTTGCTTCTACTACTCCTATAATTTCGGCTTCAGAATCAATAAATGGCTTTCGCTTAAGTAAAGTATTTTCTTTTATAGTAGCCCTCCCTAATTTATATTTCCCGTCTGGGCAACGAAGCATTATCCCCTCATATCCGGCTTGTAGCATAGCTTGTTCATAGGTTATTAAATCCTCCTGCCTACGTATAAATTCTTGTTGAACTCTAACTACTTTTTCACTTATCGGTCTCCGTAAAGACGCCATTGGAAGGCTCCAAAAACTAGCAAACCTTTTAGAAAAGGGTATATCTTCCATATATCTATCGAATACATAAAAAGTAACGTCGGGCTCCCCTTCTAATGCTGTTACTCCAGACTGAGTTCTATTAAAACAATCTGGCGCAGTAGGATCCCCAACAATTAACTCTCCATCAAAGTCGTTATGTTCTTCTTTACCAAACAGGGATTGAGTGTACTTATTTCTAATCGGTTTCATAGTTGATGAATATAGGATTCCATCTTTAACCGTAGCTCTAAATCCATCTAGTTTTGGGCTTGCATACTTAGGTAGTTTTATCTGCTCTAAAGTAGGGATTTCAGAGGGGGCCTTCATTGGGCGAAATATCATATATTACTCCTCATAATAGCTCGTGCATCTTCTAAAGCATTATGAGGAAGTATAGATTTCCCTGCAGAAAGCTTTCTATTCATAAATAGCTCAACTCTACGTATAGGTAGCATCAACCCCGGCCCAGTAATCAAAGCTTCCATAAAGTACTTAAGATCATCTGGCCAATCAGCTATTACTTTAATGTCATTAAAATTATTTAAAAATTCTAGTATCTTATCCTGGAATTCAGAATAACTTATAGGAGACTTATTTAGAATAGGTACTACATTATTAGCTACCCAAGGATCTAGTTGGTCGCGCATCTCAA